ACTTTAAGGTTGTCAAAGGACAAAATGGTAAGTGGGCTGATTATAGTACATCAAACTGGGCACGCCGTGAGCGTAGTCTAAATCAAGATGAATTGGATGCAGTAGACAAGCATGGTCTATTCAATCTATCCGACTTCTTGCCTCGTAAGCCAGATCAAGCGCATTTAGATGCAATGTTTGAAATGTTCGAAGCATCAGTAGATGGTCAGTTATATGATCCTACTAAGTGGGCAAACTTCTATCGTCCTTGGGGCATGGATGCACCGGCTAACGCAGCATCTGCGTCAGCACCTTCGGTAGTACGATCAGTGCCAGTGGCTGAGAAGGAGATTACATCAGATGAAATCCCTTTTAAAGCAGATCCTGCTCCAGCAATCCGTGAGGAATCTGTAGTAGCATCGGAATCTGTAGAAGCACCGGCAAAGGCAAGCGCACAAGACATTCTTGCTGCAATTCGCAATCGTAAAGCAGAAGCGTAAGTACCAATAGGGAGCAAGTTCATTGCTCCCATTTTCAAGGAGAATATTATGGCACGACCATTTGATGTGTCTAAATTCCGTCGGAGTATTACTAAGGCGGTACCTGGATTAAGTACTGGATTTCACGATCCTGATACTTGGATCTCAACAGGTAATTATACATTAAACAAACTTATTAGTGGAGACTTTTCAAAGGGTATTCCATTAGGCAAAGTTACAGTGTTGGCGGGAGAATCAGGGGCAGGTAAATCATACATTGCATCTGGTAATATCATTCGTCATGCGCAAGAGCAAGACATCTACGTAGTATTGATTGATTCTGAAAATGCATTGGACGAATCGTGGTTACACGCATTGGGTGTTGACACTCATGAAAGCAAGTTAATGAAGCTGAACGTGGCTATGATTGACGATGTTGCTAAGATCATGTCTGATCTGATGAAAGACTACAAAATTGAACATGGTGATAAAGAGCCAGAAGATCGTCCTAAGATCTTGTTCGTGGTAGATAGTCTGGGTATGTTATTGACGCCTACCGATGTAAAACAGTTTGAAGCTGGTGATATGAAAGGCGACCTGGGTCGTAAGCCAAAGGCACTTACATCATTGGTGCGTAATACTGTGAATATGTTAGGTGAGTATAACGTAGGTTTACTTGCGACTAACCATACATATGCGTCACAGGATATGTTTGATCCGGATGACAAAATCTCTGGTGGACAAGGCTTTATTTACGCGAGTTCTATTGTAATTGCAATGCGCAAACTGAAGTTAAAAGTTGACGAAGATGGCAACAAGACGACTACTGTAAATGGTATTCGTGCAGCGTGTAAGATTATGAAGACGCGTTACGCAAAACCATTTGAATCAGTACAAGTAGAAATCCCGTATGATACTGGTATGAGTCCTTATAGTGGATTAACTGAATTCTTTGAAGCGAAAGGTGCATTGAAGAAGTCTGGTAATAGTCTTGAATACATTAGCCCTGTTACGGGCGAAGTTATCAAAAAGTTCCGTAAAGCGTGGTCAAAGAATACAGACGATTGTCTAGATACCATGATGCGTGAATGGGAACAGCAATCGGATGAAATTGCCGATGCAGTGCCTGTTGGATCCCCAGTTGAGTTGGCAACAACTTCAGAAGAAGAGGGAGAAGAAGCATGAGTACGAGTGACAGCGATTTAGAATTGGCAATGGCAATCTATAGTGCAGCGCGTGCGAGTGTTGTTGAGAAAGAGAGAGCGAATTTCGCTGATCATTTTCTTGAGGTACTGGAGAAGTTTGGATTTGATATTGCTGATTACGCAGAGCAAATTGGTGAACATGATAAGCATCTGGCTAACGGCATTGATGCATACATTGAACACGAAGAAGACGAAGATACTGACGAAGAAGAAGAGTGGGATTAAATGAGTAAATGGTATCGTAGAGTCACAGGTAATATGAGTGAGATAGTGAATGCTATTTCACATTACGAAATGGAAGTCTCTCAGGCGAAGTTTGAATGTAGTATGAAAGGCAGTCTGGAAAAACACAGCCGTGATATTCCAGGTATTGTTGAACATAGATTTAATCAGCTACAGGAAGCAGAGGCGATACTTGAATATTTAAATACCGAAATGCGTAAATTACGCAGTCAGAAATTCAGGCATTTTACTGAGCATTACCAACGGGCATTGACCTCCGCGGACGCGAAAGCGTTCGTTGATGGTGAACAAGAAATCGTGGATTTGCAATATGTGATTGTTGAATTTGCATTGGTGAGGAACAAGTTTATGGGTGTAATAAAGGCACTGGAAGTTAAACAATGGCAACTCACTAATGTAATCAAGTTGCGATGTGCAGGCTTAGAAGATGCCTCCTTGTGATGTAATACAGAATGAAAATAAAACCTACTATTTGTAGGTTTTTTTCGTATAAGTGGTTGACAAAGGCAAGGTATCTTGCTATAATAGCTAAGTAAATTAATAAAGCAAAGCGAGAAACCTATGTCTGTTCAAGTAATCCAGTTAACTACCACTGCCCCAAAACGCGGTCGCGGTCGCCCATCTAACGCATCGAAAGCTGCGACACTAATCGAAGTAGATAACACTGAAACTGTAACAACCGAGACTGACGGTCAGATCGTAGAGCGCCTACGAGAGCGTTTCGGCATTCTAGAAGAAATGACTCAAATGTCTGTTGATGGCGATATCAGAGGAATGGTTGTAACCGGTCCTCCTGGTGTAGGCAAATCATTCGGCGTAGAGGCTGTTGTTGCGAAGAATTCAATGTTTGATAAGCTACGAGGCGCAGTGTCGCGATTCGGAGTTGAGAAAGGCGCAGCATCGGCATTAGGTTTATATAAGTTATTGTATCGTTATGCAGATGCAAACAATGTATTAGTATTAGATGATTGTGATTCTGTGTTATATGATGAATTGTCATTAAACTTATTAAAAGCAGCGCTTGATTCTTCAAAGAAGAGAAAGATTTCATGGAATACAGAATCACACGCCTTGCGCCGTGAAGGAATTCCAGAATCATTTGAATTCAAAGGTTCTGTTATTTTTATTACTAACTTAAAATTCGACAATGTGAAAGGCAAGATCAAGGATCACTTAGATGCTATTATGTCTCGTTGTCACTATCTTGATTTGACAATGGGCAGCACCCGTGAGCGCTTGCTTCGTTGTCGTCAAATTGTAGCAGACGGCATGCTAGAAGAATATGGTTTCACTGAACAGCAGCAAGTAGAAATTGTTGACTTCATGGAAGACAATCAAGACCGTATGCGTGAAATTAGCTTACGAATGGTAGGCAAGATCGCAGACTTGCGCCGCACAAAGAGTGACAAATGGGAGCGTATGGCTGAGATTACATGTATGAAGTCGAATGCATAAAGCATTTGACATTCATGTGTAATAGTGTTATACTTAGTAAAACGAAAATCGGAGAATAATCATTAAAAAAGCAATTATAATCTTGAAGGACGAGGTTAACGCGAAGATAGAGGGACTTGAATTAACGACTAGAAAAAAGCTAGAAACTAAGTTCAAGTTCTTTTTACCGTACGCTCGTCATGTGCCTTCTTATAAGCTCGGCAGATGGGATGGATGTGAACGATACTTTTCAATAGGTGGAATCACATTTGTTAGTTTATTGGAGCAAGCACTTCCTATTATAATAGAAGACGGATACGAGATTGAATTGGATGACCGTCGTCAGCACAATGAAATTGAATTCAGTCTAGTAGACGAGACTACCTTCCAGCATAAGATGTGGCCAGCGAAGCATCGGTTTGAAGGTATGCCGGTAACATTGCGTGATTATCAAATTGACATTGTTAATAAATTCTTAGAAACACCGCAGTGTCTGCAAGAAATTGCAACAGGCGCAGGTAAGACATTGATAACAGCGGCACTAAGTTACACAGCAGAGAAGTATGGTAGATCAATCGTTATTGTTCCTAACAAGGACTTGGTAAATCAGACATGCGCTGATTATATCAACTTGGGATTGGATGTTGGTGTATACTTCGGTGATAAAAAAGAGTTTGGTCACCAACACACAATCTGTACATGGCAGAGTCTTAATGTAATTCGTAAGAATTTCAAGAATGGCGAACAAGATTGGGGATTGCAAGATTTCGCAGAGGATGTTGTTTGTATCATAGTAGACGAAGTCCATCAGGCAAAAGCTGATGTATTAAAAGAAATGCTTACTAAA